CCACGTATTGGGCGGATCGGCATAAACACAACCAACTAACGTATACTTAGGCTTATGGACAGCAGATGACGGCTTAGAAGCAGGAACACAAACTTCAGAAGTTAGTGGTAACGGATATAGCCGTGTAGCGATTACATTTGGCGCAGCAAGTGACGGAGATGCAGCAAACTCAGCAGCAATCACTTTCGCAGCAGCTTCAGGCGGTGCTTGGGGAACAATTACCCACGTAGCGGTAATGGATGCAGACGAGTCAGGTAACGTATTGTTCCATGGCGCAGTTACAACATCTAAAACTATTGCAGATGGAGATCAATTCAGTATTGCTATTGGTAACCTTACAATTAGTTTAGCATAATATAAGGGGGCTTAGACCCCCACACTAATTTAAGGAGACAATGAATGGCAACAATAGTAACAAGGAGTGGTAAAGGTTCAGCTCTCACATTTGCTGAGGGTGATGCAAACTTTACTAACCTTAACACAGACAAGATTGAAAATGTTGTAGAAGATGAATCACCACAACTTGGTGGCAATCTATCGTTGAACTCAAATGAAATTAATGGATCAGGTAATATTGACATCACAGGTAGCGTAGTTGCTCAAAGTGTTGTCAATGCACAAACAGGCACAACTTATACAACAGTGCTTACAGATGCATCAAAACTTGTAACATTAAGCAATGGTTCAGCGATAACACTTACTATACCGGCAAACTCAAGTGTGGCATACGCAGTAGGAACAAAAATTGATTTAGCACAAATAGGTGCAGGTCAAGTTACTGTTGCAGGTGCAGGTGGAGTAACAGTAAATGCAACACCAAGTCTTGCGTTTAGAGCACAATATTCAGCAGCAACTTGCATAAAAACAGCCACAGACACATGGTTGTTGGTAGGCGATTTAGCAGCTGGCGAATAAGGAGCTGTTATGATAACTGGTTTAGGTTTAGGTATAACAGCTTCTGCTAACTTTACAACAGCAGTAGCAGAAGAACGAACTGCTATTACTCTTACCAATGTAGGAACACAATTTACTACTGGTTCGTATTTCGGATCACATTCAGCTGAATTTGACAGAACACAAAGTGATTATTTGGTCTTAGAAGGCAACGACGAAAGCGTTGATTTCTCAGGTGACTTCACAATTGAAGCGTTTGTATTTCCAACAAATACATCTACCAACAACAAACTATTTGATTTGCGTGGAATACACAGCAATCACACAGGTGGCGGCGATGGCACAGTTGCATTAGGATCAACACTATTGATAGACAACAACTCAGGTAGTTTCCGTTGTTTTATTGACGGTGGAGACAGAGCATCACTAACAAGTGGCGAATTTACTATCAACACTTGGAGTCATGTAGCAGTGCAAAGACAGTCAGGCACTATCAATGCTTGGATAGATGGCGTAAGAGCTGTAGACCGTTCAAGCGCCAACGATGATTATACCACAGTGTTTAGTAAGAATATGCCAATTGGTATGGGTGCAAGTTCCAGCGGTCTTGCACAACAGTATGGTGGACGTTTTGATGAGATAAGGATATCTACAGTTGCAAGATATACCAATGGATCAAGTATTACAGTTCCAACATCAGCATTTGAAAATGACTCAGACACATATTGCTTGTTCCACTTAAACAACGTATTTACGGACGATATATCATGACTTATGAATTTATTACACTACAAGGTGAAACATGCCGTTTTACATTAGACAGAGATCAGCTCATAAGTTATAGTGTTGACCCAGATGTAGAACACCCTATGGAAGAAATTATAAGATTGTTAGAAATTGACAATGATCTATTCGACCATGCAACAGTTACAAAGGTTGACTAATGGCTATATTTGAAGACGAACTGTATTTTGAAGAAGGTTATATAGATGACAACTATCTTATAACAATAAAACCTACAGGCGTCTTCTTAGGGCCATACTTTAAGTTAGACGAAGGCGATTACATTGATGTTGATTACTTTAAGGATCAGTCATCAATATTTACAATTAGTGCAACACCAGTTACTACTGTAGTTGTAGAGTTTGAAGCAGCATTTAGTTCAGCATTCACACAAGAAGCTGATGGCAACAGAGTACAATTCAGCAGTGCAGAATTTGCAAGTGCATTTACTCAAGAAGCTACAGCACTAAAAACACAGTTTGGTTCAGTAGAAGTAAACAGTGCATTCACACAAGAAGTAGATGGTACACTTACTCAACTTGGTAGTGCAGAACTAAGTTCACAGTTTACAATAGAAGCAACTGGCAAACGTACACAGTTTGGTGCAGTAGAATTAAGCAGTGCATTCACACAAGAATCTACAGCTACACTTACACAATTTAGCAGTGCTGAACTTAGTACAGCATTCAGTCAAAGTGTAGAAGCTACAAAAACCTTACTTGCTCAAGCAGAATTTGCAAGTGCATTTACTCAAGACACAACTGCCAGTGCCACACTTGACTTTGGTGTAGAATTATCAAGTGAATTTACACAGTCATCTACAGTAACAAGAACACAGTTTGCAGAAACAACATTTGATGCAATAGCTACACAACTTGCCGTTGCAGCAAGGGTTGCAGACTTCTTTGTTGATATGGCAACAGCAGCCACACTTGAAGCAACAGGTGAGCTATCACTAAGTGGCGTAGCAAACTTAGAAAGTGCTGCAAACATATCTACAACTGCTACAAAAACACTGCAATTTGCAAGTCAATTAGACAGTGTTGCAAGCATCGCAGCAGAAGGCTTTACTGGTCAACTTGGTAACGCTACATTAAATGTGTCAACTGAACTATCAGCTGTCAACTTTAAAATTGTTGGTTTTGACACAGAGTTTTCGTCAATAACCAGTGTACTGTTAGGCACACCACTTATAGTTAAACCGTTTGCAGCAAACCTTGAAAATACAGCAACACTTGAATCTGTGATTACGAAAACAGTATTCGGTGACGTTGCCATAGACGGTGTATTTAACGCCACTGCAACAGCTGATAAAACAGTTGGATTTGCAAGCGATCTTGACAGTGCATTTGCAATATCAACCACACTAACAAACAACATACAAGGTGCAAGTGCGCTCAACAGCATTGCATCACTTACTGCAATTGGTAGAATACTACAGCTGAATGAAGTTGTATATATTATACCAACAGAGAACAGAACATTTGCAGTCACAACAGAAAACAGAGGGTACACTGTACCATTTGAAACAAGAACATACGCAATTGAGGATGAAGTATAATGGCTATCAACAGAACAGGATTTCTTCAAACCAACACAGGTTTAGAAATTGACAAAGACACAGAAGCACAACTAACATACACTTTTGATTGGAGCCAATGGTTACCGTCAGGTGATGGAGTAAGCGCCATAGACTATAGTGTAGCAGCACGTAGAAATGACCCTACACCAGTTGTTATAGAAACATCAGGAGTAGATGGTGACAACACCTATGTAGAACTAAGTGGCGGACAAGCCAACAAAGTTTACATTGTAACAGCAAAAGTTACCACAAGCAATGGACTAATTGACAGACGTAATTTTAGATTAAATGTGTTGGCAAGAGGTGCCTGAGTTGCCTAATCAAGAAGTAAGAATTGTTGTGCTTGAAAAGGCATATGAAAACCTTGATCGCCGCATGGACAAGATTGATGACAAATTAGATGATCTGCAAGAACAAGTCAAAAACTCCAACAACAGTATGATGAGAGTAGTTATAGCCAGTGCTGGTACTATTGTTGGTAGTGTGTTGAGTGTTCTTGTGGTAATGATGGTGCAAAACATATGATATATGAAGACTTGATAAAAGAAAATGGTGGACAACTTGTAGAATGTTTTGATGGCATGGTACGCATCAAATCATGGCATCAAACTTGTGATACTTGCCAAGCACAAGTAGTTGATCGCAAAGTAGACATAAAATTAGGTGCAGAATGTTGGAGAAAGTGTTCAGCATGTAAAATGATCTACAATCCAGAAACACAAAAGTATGATCTAAAAAACGTAATAAGTCTACGTGAACTAACAAACAAAAAAAATTAAAAAAAGGTCCAAAAAGAGCTTGTTTTCTGGTGGTTTTTGTGTTATTATATAAATACTAATGTAATAAAAAAGAAGTAGGCGTATGAAAAAACTAACACAACAACAGCACAGACAAAACGAATTGAACACAGTGAAAAACCGTGAGCAAGAACAGTTGGTTGGCTATTGGGCTAAGTCAAAAGGATTTAGCAAACAACAGTTAGATAAAAGCACCGCCGATGTCGAACTATTACAAGCTGTACGGTTGGCAACAAACATTGTTAAAAATGTGCCAAAACAGCACCGAGAAGTATATAGAGATTGTAACGATCTATTAGGCAGATACCGCAAAGGCCATAAAGTCAGCAACAAGTTAATGCAACTTGTATTCAGGCACACACAAAGAATTTCAAGACAACAGGCAAAAAAAGCGAGAAAAGCAACTCGTTAAACCAGTGCTCTAAAACCCAGGTTGTAATATGTCGGCTAATGACCCTGGTGCAGTAATTTGTTATTGATACAGCAGATTAAATTGTAGGGCCGTAGATTTGCTCACCCAGTTCAAGGGCGACTTACTGGGCAGAGTTGGGAGTGTTCAATACATCCGTCTCCCTTTAATCTGTATCAATCGTTTGCGATTTTCCAAGCGAAACGGCTATAGTAACACAGTATAAAACAAACTGAGCAAGACTCTATGTTCTTTTTTTTTGTATTTGCTGTTACTATAGCCGTCGTATGACTTCTTTTCCAAGTTAATAATAATTATTATATCAATTAATTCATACGATTAGTTTGAGCGATAGCGTATATGAGTTACGAAAGTAACGAATAAGACTAACGCAGTTAGGCTTTGATCAAAGAGAAAATAATTAGATCACATCAGTTAGGTATAAATATACATATGAAACAAGAGAAATCAAAAACAGGACCAAAACCCAAAGAGATGATTGAAGGTACAATCGTGGGTTTACCTGTTGGTAGAAACAAAACAGTAATCCCACCAGATCAAGTAGAAGAACTTGCTGCATTGGGATGTAGAGATATAGAAATAGCCAAGTTCTTTGGACTTAGTGAATCAACACTACGCTACAACTTCCAAGACTATTTGGACTTAGGTAGAGAACATCTAAAGATAAAATTGCGTAGAGCATTGTTACAAAATGCCTGCACTAATATGAATGCGGCTGTACAGATATTCCTTGCTAAGAACATACTTGGGATGTCAGATCAACAAACAGATGCAGAGTCAAATCAACCATTGCCTTGGAATGAATCAGAAGAAATTGAAATTGATCAATTAGAAGATGAACCAGTCAAAGACATTGATGAATGATGTGGGTGATCCATCTGTTTGTGATCACAGTAATTTTATTCCTTGTTTTGGTATAACAGTTAACCAAAATAGATTGACATTGTGACCTATAGACTGTATATTAGTAGTATAGTAAGTTAGGAGAAACACAATGACACAACCCATATTCAAAATTACAGTTTATGATATTGACGATGCTATCGATTATGAAGTAGAAGGCAGCCAAACAGCAATTGACGCAGAAGTTGACATGCTTGACCCAAGTGTAGAATATTCAATTGAACACTTAAATTATTCAATTGAACGTGCGGTGGCAGCATAATGAAAGTAGCAACAGCCGCAGAAATGCGAGAACTTATAAACTTAGATCTACTGCATCGTGTGAGCCAAGGTGATCGATGGGACACCTATGCTGGACACCCCGCAGGACGCCGCATACGTTGGCGCACAGATACAGATGATTATGCAAGTGTGATTGGTCCAAGTGCACCAAAAGTTTTTGCTTGGATTCAAAATGAATTACACACAGGCAATGACTAAAGAACTTTACCAAAAAGTTTGACCATTACCTCTAACAGTGTTATACTATATACATAACTTAGGCAAAAAGGCACTACACAATGACATATCAAGTAGCATACGCTAACAACCAAGCAGACTTTGATGCGGCAAGCAAGTTCGCACAACAACACGGCAAAGATGACATCCAACAAGTGTCAATATACGAACTGTATCTTCTAAACAGTTTTGAGATTAAGAAATCTCTACACATTGCTGGCGAGTTAGGCACTTTCGAAAGAGACAAGTTTAACAAAGCATTCACTCATATGCTGTATAGCCCAGCAGGCGAAGCGGCACTTAGCTCTATGCAGGAGACAGCGTAATGGAACCAAATATCAAATATATAATTCAAAGCCAATGTGCTACAACAGGTAAATTTGAAGACACAGCAACATATGACAATTTACCGTATGCACAAATCCATTATGATGCTCTTAACATCAACTGTAGAAACAGGTTAGCCAAAATTGTTAGCACCAAAAGTCAAGACACATACACTGAAATTGAATCAAACTATATTTAGGGAGACAGCGTAATGGACAAATACGAAACATTTGAAACACTTAGTGGATCACGCAAAGTAGATTTTACTTCGCCTGTTTTTGAAACTATGGCACTGGTCCAAAAGATCAAAGCAGACTATGAACAAACTAAAAGCAAAGCAGCCAAAGCCTACTTAGAAGAAGTTGAAAATCAGTTTAGACAACAAATGGTATTCTTGTATAAGGCAGCAGAAGCAGCATATCCAGAAGACAAAATAGAAAGTAGGCACGCCTGGAGCAGTTTAGGACCAGAAAGTTTGTTTATGAACTATGAGTTTGATGTTTATGTAAAACGCAAAGAGGAGACAGCGTGAAATAAATTTTAGTGTAAATAATACAAAAGAGGTTGACACACTAATGATAAGAACGTATACTAAAGGAACTATTATAAAGTTGTTTGCAAAGTCAAGAAAAAATGCAGAGGATCAAACTACTATGGCCAAAGAAGAAAATGAATCAAAGCAAGTCACGGTGACACAGCCCATTGTTTTGAAACCTGCACTTCCGAAAGCTAAATAATAGTAACGGTATAGGAACACATGGTTTTATCAGACATCTAAGTAGCATTAAATGTTAAAGTTCCGTGGTTACGTCATTGTTAACCAACTCCTATTATCTTATTACAGACGTGTGTTACCGTGCGTCAATCTAACATAAAGTAGCTTTGCTGACATTGAGTTACTTCTTTTGAGGGCTAACTGTAAAAGGTTAGTCCTTTTTTTGTTTATTTGTCAATTAGGTATAAATAATAGTATTAATATAAAGGAGTATGTACAATGTATAAAAACAAATACGCTCATACTGGAACCAAAACAAACGATGGACGCCCTGGAAGACCAGTAAACAGAGACATGTGGATAACTGGGCCTGATCCTGTACGTAGAGACAAATACTATGCTTACCTCAATCACAAAGCACAAGCCAAGTATAGAAATGAAACATATCAGCTTGAGTTTGAAGATTGGGAGCGTTTATGGACAGATGAGAATTGGCACCAGCGTGGACGCAAACTCAACGATCTACTGTTGTGTAGATGGGAGTGGGACGAAGGTTGGACAGTTGAAAATGTTAGGGTATGCCCCAAACGTGAATATCACAAACAAATGAAAAAAACTGGTAGGAAGAGTCACTCACACAATGTTCAGTGAAAACTTTGATCCATTAGAAGAACTACGTTGTGCTCAACAAGAAATATTTGAACAAGGTATAATAATTCACAACCTAACACTTGCACATAACCAAACAAATAAAACAGTATTGGATCTTGCCAAACAAGCCGCAGATCTTGCTAAACTTATAAAGCAACAAGCTGATTTGATTGGTATGCTTAAAAAAGAAATAGAGTTGCTTAAACAATGAAACTTGCACCTTGGCAAAAAACAGTTGCTGACGATCCCAGTCGCTTCAAAGTAGTAGTGGCAGGTAGACGTGCGGGCAAAACATTCCTCAGCATAAGAGAGATATGTTATAGAGCAAGAGAACCAAACAAAACTATATTCTACATCACAAGCTCATACAGAGCAGCACGTATGATTGTTTGGAAGCCACTCAAACAAAGACTGTTGGACCTACGTTGGGTAAGCAAAGTCAACGAATCAAACCTTGAAATAACACTAAAGAATGGCAGCGTTATTGCACTCAAAGGTGCTGATGATGGTGGACAAAAGCTGAGAGGTATCAGTCTAAGTTATGTTGTAATAGACGAAGCGGCACAGTGTCAGCTTGAAGACTTGTGGGGCGAAGTGTTACGTCCGGCACTTGCTGACCAACAAGGAGGCGCACTGTTTATATCAACACCAATGGGCAAAGCCAATATGCTGTATGACTTATGGTTAGATGCTCAGGACAATGAAAATTGGATGACCTATTCAATTACTACGTTAGAAGCAGGCTTTGTGTCACAAGAAGAAATAGACCAAGCACGTACAGAAATGAATGACAAACAGTTTCGTCAAGAGTTTTTGGCAACATGGGAAGATGCTGCACACAGAGTAGCTTGGAACTTTGATAGAGACAAACACATACGTTCAGCACCCATAACTGCCAACAAAGAAACAATACTAATAGGCATGGACTTCAACATTCAACCTCTTGTTTGTGCAATATTTGTAGCAGACAACAAAGAAGACCTATACCAAATAGATGAGATAGTAATCAATGAAAGCCATACACAAGAAATGGCAGAAGAGATTAAAACAAGATATCCAAATAAAAAGATTGTTGTATTTCCTGATCCAAGTGGGTCAAGAAGACAAACAAGTTCCGGTGGTAAGTCGGATCACATAATACTTGAGAATGCTGGGTTCCAAGTGTTGGCACCACGAAAACATGACCCAGTAAAAGACCGAATCAATACTTTTAACAGTAGACTGCTGACAGCAAATGGAGAAACGCATTTGTTCTTTGACAAAAGGTGTAAATACACTATAGAATGTTTGGACAAACACGTATTCAAAGTAGGCACACAAATACCTGCGAAAGATGGGGTAAATGATTATTCGCATATGTTTGATGCAGCCAGTTACGCTGTGAGTTATCTGATGAAGTTACGCAAACAGGCACAACCAGTCAAACCGCAGCGTTGGACCGTAAGATAGGAAAATAAAATGGATGCATCGCAAATAGCAAGCAACGAAATTGCCGTATTACTAACAGGCAACAATATATATCACACATACAAAGAACAATGGCAATTCTTGCTTGAGTCATATATGGGTGGAGATGAATACCGTCAAGCCGGACACTTGATGCGTTATCAATTAGAAAGCAACAGTGAATATTGGAGTAGAATACAAAACACACCATTAGAAAATCACTGTAAATCAATCATACAAACATACACAAGTTTCTTGTTTAGAGTATCACCTACAAGAGAACTTAACACATACGAAAACAATATACAAGTACAAGACTTCTTGCGTGACTGTGATCATGATGACAGAAGTCTTGATCAGTTCATGCGTGATGTTGCTGTATGGACATCTGTGTTTGGCAATGTTTGGGTTGTAATGGCAAAACCAGACATAGGCGCACTAAGCCTTGCTGATGAAGTTGCAGCTGGTGCAAGACCATATGTAAATATGATTACACCACTTGCGGTACTTGATTGGGAATGGCAAAGACTACCAACAGGCCGTTACACATTGTCATACTTCAAATACATAGAAGACGTCAATGGAAGTGTGCGTACTGTAAAAGAATGGACACCAGAGTTTATTAGAACCACAGTAGTAGACACTGAAGAAGATGCCCTTATAGACAAAGTAGAAGAAGTAAATGCGTTGGGCTATATTCCTGCCATTTGTGCTTACAACTTGCGTTCACCAGTTAGAGGCATTGGCATAAGTGACATTGCTGATATTGCGTTTTCTCAGAAGCACATCTACAACTGTACATCAGAAGCAGTAGAGTCAATACGTTTGGACACACATCCAAGTGTTGTTACTACACCAGACGTAAACATTGGCACAGGTGCAGGCTCACTTATACATGTACCAAATGACATAGAGCCAGGCTTAAAACCATATGTGCTTTCGTTTGATGGTGCAAGCATTGACTCAATATACAAGTCAATTGAACACACTGTATCAAGCATTGACAAAATGGCAAACACAGGCAGTATACGTGAAACTGAAAGCCGTGTAATGAGTGGTATATCAAGAGAAACAGAGTTCCAATTACTCAACAGTCGCCTAAGTGAAAAAGCTGATGCAATGGAGCTTGTTGAAGAGCAAATGTGGCAAATATTCGGAGACTATCAGAACCTACAATGGCAAGGTGAAATTGATTATCCTGGAAGCTTCAACATAAGAGATACAGCAAGTGAAGTAGAGCAATTACGCATAGCGAAAGAAACTGCTACTGATCCTGCATTAGTAAAAGCTATTGACGAACGTCTTGCCCAATGGATGGATGTAGAAGTAGAGTTCTTTGAACCACATGCTATGCAAGATCCAGAAACTGGCAACACTCGCATAGTACAGACCTATCAAGAACACATTGATCTTGCAAATCAAGGTTGGACACACCCAGGAGAGTAATGTGCCTAAACCAAACAAGTCAATGCAATCAAACGCCCGTAGAGCACTAAAGATTAGAAGTGCTCTACCCAGGAGCCAGAAAGGCATGACGCCAGTGGGATTAGCAAGAGCTAATCAATTTGCAAAAGGCGAAAATGTTAGTATAAAGACCGTAAAACGCACCTACAGTTATTTAAGTAGAGCGAAGGCATACTATAAACCTGGATCTAAAACGGCCGGCACTCAAGCCTATTTGGGTTGGGGTGGGGATGCAGGTCTTAGATGGGCACGAAAAATACTGGGGAAATAAATGGCACGTAGAAAACCATTAAAGTATAGAGGTGCAAGTTGTACAAAGGATTGCGGTGGACACAAAGCCGGCTTTGCGTATGGCACAAGAGGTGGTCGTAAGATGACTTCAAGAAGCACAAGTTTTAATCGTGGTGTTAGGATGGCAATAAAAGCTACCAAAGCCAGGGTAAAAAGAACCAAACGATAGACAACAAAGGAGGGCTATATCATGGCAATGAAGAAAAAACCAAAGAAGAAAAAAGGCGGACGTAGAGGATAATGGCACAGCGAATAGACGGTGTTGAACCATTCCAAAACATAAACTTAGAAATAGCCAGAGGCAGAGTAACTGATACTTTTGCTATCAATAAATTTGGTTATAACGGTCAAGTAGGCAGTGCCTGGGAAACTGTATGGGATGGCAACAACGAGTACACCTATATTGAAACAGCAAGTGTGGCACAAGCTGCCAGTGATGCAGCTGCCAGTGCTGACGACAATGCTACAATACTCGTACAAGGGTTAGATGCAAACTACGCAGAAGTTGAAGAAACACTAACTGTTGGTGGCGCTGCCGGTAGTGTACTGTTTTATAGAATACACAGAGCAATATTAGCAACACACCCAACTGGTGATAGCAACATAGGCAACATTACTGTTACTTGTGATTCAAAGTCAGCAGCAATTATCACTGAAGATCTTGGACAATCACTGATGGCAGTATACACAGTGCCTGCAGGTAAAACTGCATTTCTTGTTCAAGTAGACGCAGGTTGCGGCAAAGACAATGAACATGAAATAAGATTGGTAGTAAAGCACAACGGTGGTGTGTGGAACACAAAATCATATCACTCACAAAGAGGTGGATTCAACGGTATCAAGTTTGAAATACCTATACATATTGCTGCAGAATCAGATGTAGAAATAAAAGCCAAAGCCAGTGCAACATCAAGTGTATCAGGTGGCTTTGAATTGATCATAGTAGACAACTAAGACTGTGAATGAGCAAATTAATTGGGAGGAATACTTCCAAAAAATACGTAGAGTTTGCCCTTGGAGTTGGGTTGAATATCGCAAAGGAAACATTGATATTGCGGTAGGAAATACACCAAAGCCATTGGCGAACTTTGCTGCTCGCATCTACATTGTAGACATAGTAGATCATAATGAATTAGAAGAATACCACGACTATCTCAACGATACAACAGATGATGAATGGTTGTTTAGTCATCCATACTACGGTGGTAATTCAACAGGTATTCCTGTTCTTATACAGCAGGATGCAAAACTACTTGAAAATGCCCGTAAA